TGTTTGATAACCACCAGCGCCACCGCCACCATATGAACCGCCACCAGCACCACCAGCTACAACAAGATAGGATGCAGATACATTTGTGCTTTTAGATGATAAGACACCATAAGCTCTTGCGGCTTGAACGGCTAGTCTTGACAATAATGACATTAACTAATTCCTATTTGAATTGTGTTTGAGCTGCTAATACTGTAAATGCTGCTGAACCTGTTTTAATAATTGTATATGAGTAAGCATCTATACCTGAAGCATTGCCACTTGTAGGTGCTGTTCCACCTTGATATTTAGGTGTGACTGAAGTTCCATCAATTGTGAAAGCATTATTATAATAAGCTGTTGATCCTTGTGTAACTAAGAATACTACAGTCATTGCTTGTCCTGTAGACATTAAAGTGTCTAAAGATGTTGTTCCATTACCTCTAACATTAACTGTCCAGTTAGCTGAAGCATTAGATGTGTAGTAAAGAACTGATTGAGTTGTAACATCATAGTTAATAGTACCTGTAGCTGCAGTAGCTGATACTGTTGTAACTTCTGCTGCATCTTGGAATACTGCACCAATAGCTGTTGTTGATCCTGTGAATGTTTGAGTTGCTGTGAATGAAGTAGCAGTTGCTGGAGCTACATAGTCTGTACCTGCAGTTGCTGCACTAATTGCTGTACCATTACCTTTTAATACACCTGTAATAGATGTTGAAAGAGTAATAGCTGGGGTTGTTGTATCTGTTGCTACTGTACCTGCAAAGCCATTAGCTGATACCACTGAAGCTGATGTTACTGTACCTTTATTATTAAAAGTAGTCCAATCAGCAGAGGATAATACACCTCTATTTGAAGCAGATGCTGTAGGTACATTTAAAGTAATAACTGGTGTAGTAGTACCATTAGCTACTGTTGAAGTTAGATCAGTACCTGTTGTGCCTAATGTTAAAGCAGCAACACTTGAAACTGATCCCTTACCATTGAATGTATTCCAATCCGTACTTGTAAGATAACCTGATACGCTTGTAGTAGCTGCTGGCATAGCAATAACTGGTGTAGCTCCACCTGTGCTAGTTACTGGGCTAGTAGCTGTAACGCTAGTAACAGTGCCTGAGCCTTTATTGTTAAATGTTGTCCAGTCTGTAGAGGTTAAGTAACCATTTACAGATGTTGTTGCAGCAGGCATAGATATTACTGGAGTTGTAGTTCCTGTTGCTACTGATACTGGAGATGTTCCTGATACACTTGTAACTGTACCTTGTCCTGGAGTAAATCCTAAAGCAGTAGTTACATCTCCTGAAGAGAGAGTTACTGCACCTGTTCTTGTATTAAAAGCAGTGACTGATCCTGATGCTGTAAAAGCAGCAGCATTCCATGCACTTCCATCCCAAATAAATAAAGCATTAGATGCTGTATTCCAATAGATAGCACCAGTTAATAAAGTATTTCCATCATTATCTACTGTAGGAGCAGATGCTTTAGCACCTAAATATCTATCGTCAAATGAATCAAATGAAGCTGCAGCAGCTGTTGCACTATTAGCTGCATTAGTTGCAGATGTGCTTGCATTAGAAGCTTGTGTAGAGGCAGTTGAGGCAGATGATGAAGCATTGCTTGCTGAAGTTGAAGCATTAGAAGCAGAAGTAGAGGCTAAACTAGCATGATATTTAGCTGAAAATTCACCACCTGCAACAGCACCTGATGTTTTTGTAGCCCAATCATTGGCTAAAATAGCACTAGCGGTTGCACTTGTTTCAGCAGTCTCCGCATTAGTTTCTGCAGTTTGAGCTGCAGTTGCTGAATTAGAAGCATTAGTAGCTTGAGTAGTTGCTGTAGAAGCTGAACTAGCTGCACCTGAAGCAGAACTAGAGGCTGCACTAGCACTTGTTGACGCAGCAGAAGCACTTGCAGCAGCAGCTGTAGCACTCGTAGCAGCATTACCTTCACTTACAAGAGCAGCGGCAGCGGCATTGGTTGCAACTGTACCTTCACTGGTTGCATCTGTTGTAGCATCACCTGGTCCGCCTGGACCTCTATAAATTGCCATAATTATTCCTTAATTAAAGAGTTTACTTAAAATACCTTCTTTTTTCTCTTTAGTGGCTTTTGGCTTTTCTGTTACTTCCTCTTTAGGAGCTTTAACAGTTTCCTTAACTACTTCCCAAGCTGAGCTATTAAGATAGGTTTTAACTTCTTGCTCAGTAACATATAATTCTTGACCTGTTGCTTTTTCTCTAACTAGCATAACAATCTCCTTTAGATATCTTTATGTTAACTCAAAGAATAAACATAAAAATAGCCCCTCTTGCGAAGGGCTAAACTGCATTAAGCAGGAACTGCTAATGGAATACAAGCACCATCTCTAAGTTCTTTAACACCATAGAGCGTATCTGCAGTGTATAAAGTACCTAAATATTCTTGTTTGTATTGTGTTTGTGAACGAACACCTTGTTGTTCAACTAAAACAGCAGAGTCCTTATGACCCATAAGGGCAATACGAGCACCGCCAGTTGCAGTATCCACATTTGAAGAGACAAATACTGGAATACCATATAATGAACCAATTTCACCATTACGGATTGTGTTACCAGCACCAACTTCACCAACGAAGGATTGAGCTGTGTACTCACTAATACCCATTAATGTGTTTCTTGCTGAAGGAGGAATCAAGAAGAAACGACCTTCCATTGGAACATCATTGTCATCTAAGCGTTGTACAGTTCTACGGATACCAGCAGATGTCAATGCAGAAGCATTTGATGAACTTGATGTGTAAGCAGTAGTACCATCACCACCGATGTATGCGTTACCATAAGTTACAGCTGAACCACCATTAAATGTACGACCTAATTGGATTAGTGATGTGTCAACTTGTTTAGCTAAAGCATAACCAGCGTCATCTGTATAGAAACGACGTAGTGATGATAAAGCTTGTACTTCGACGATATCTTCAATCATTCTTGAATATTCGTAATGTTTGTCAATTAATACAGCAATATCTGTTTCAGTAGCTGCTTGAAGAGTTACTTGTGTATTTGCTGCTTTAACAGCTGCAGTGCCGCGTGTTGGTACAGGGATACGAACTGTATCACCCTTTTTACCAGCAAAAGACATCTTTTTAAAGAGGTTTGCTGCAACTAAGTTCTTTTTGTAGGCTGCAACAATCTCGTCACTCCAAATTTCTGGAATAAAGGTTGCCGCCGTGGTAATGGTTACTTGATCTGTTCCTAAAGCCATGATAAATCCTTTTTTAAAATGTTAAATTACACGACCTTCTCGGTATGCTGCCATAATTTCATTAGACATAGCATCATATCTGTCTGGGTCTGTTGTCATAAGTTTCATAATATCTTGTCTACGATATTTCTTTTTAGCTACCGTTTCAGAAGCTCCATTATTATTACCAATATCTGCAGCTTTTAGTTGCTGATCTCGGTCTACTTTAGAAGTGTCTGTTACTTTTTTACTAAGAGTTTGTCTTTCTTTCCAATTATCAAGCAATTCTTTAGCAGAATCGTAATCATATTGGGTTTCTGCCCTTACAAATAACTCTGTACGGACTTTAGAACCTTGAATCCACTTTGCAAAATCAGGAGATTGTACAACTTCCATTGCATCTGGAAACTCTTGCTTTAATCTAGAAACAGTTTCTGCACGTTTCATAGATAAAGACGCATGTTGAGCTTCTTTAATTGCTGGATGGTTATCAATTGCCCTATTTACAGCAGACTTTGGTTCAATAAAGAAATCTTCATCTGTTGTAGCTACTTCGTCTACCTCTGAATTTTTAGTTGTTTGAGTCTTAATAAAATCATCCACTATTTTTCTCAGATCACCTACTTCAGAACCTTGTCTACCAATTAACTTTTCAGCTTCTTGGTGCATTGCTACAATGTCTTTTAGTGATTTGCCACGATACTTATCAGGGACTTCTTCATCTATTGGTTTAGTTTCTACTTTCTCTTCAACTTTCGGTTCTTCCAAGTTATCGGATTTAACCATGTCGTTGAGACTAGAAGCCTCCAAATCATTTACTAACACTTCATCTATTAATCCTGCCAT